TTAGCTGGAGCGGATGAAATCCATGAGTTGATCGACGACTTCAAAACGTTGATTGTCATTGATGTGGGTATACATATCAAGGGTGGTTTGAACATTGTTATGACCTAATCTGTCTGAAATGATTTTGGCTGTAACACCTGCTTCAAAGAGGAGAGAAGCGTGTGTGTGCCTGAAACCGTGAGGAGTGATTTTTTTGACATCCTTATGTTCACAAAAGAACCTTCTAAGTCTCTCTTTCACAGCTGAAGGAGAAATCCAACCTCCGAAACTATTCGTAAAGATATAATTCGAATCATGTTTGTAAGGCACACCAGACTTAAAATATTCTTTTATTTGCTGACGTTTCCAGAGTTTTAATACATTCAGAGTTTCATCATCTAAAGTGATAACCCTCTTACTCCTTTTGGTTTTAGGGTCCTGAACAGTTTGTTTTTTATTAACAACGACAGCCGTACGAGAAATATCCAATCGTTTATTTTCAAAGTCAACATCTGACCACATGAGCCCAAGCGCCTCACCACATCTCAAACCAGTAAAAGCTAGTAAGTGATAAAAGGTATACTCTACAGGCTTACAATCTACTTTGCAAACTTTAAGAAAATCTGTTAACTCCTGTTTTGTATAGTAGTTCTCTTTGGCCTTTAAGGGCCTATTTTTAGGCTTGATAATCTTGTCTAAGGGATTTGACTTAATAATGTCAATAGAAGTGGCATACTTGAAAATACGGCTAATGACAGAGTAGTAATTGGCATATAGGATATAGCGATTACTTAACTTGATAGCAACCTTCTGACAATAAGCTACACTGATCTGTTGAATCTTCATATCTGTAAAATATGAGTCAATCATAACATCAAGTTTCTTCTTAGTATTCTGATAAGTTGTTGGTTTTACAGTGCTCTTATAGCTATCAAGCCACAAATCAGCAACTTCAGCGAAAGTAGGGTTCTGGAAATCTTCGTTGTTTGAAAAACCATTCTCTTCAACATCTAAGAGAAGGTCACGTTCGGCTGCTTTAGCTTCTTTAATGGTTTTAAAACCACGGCGTGTTGTACGCTTTTCTTTTCCAGTAGCAGGGTCTATACCCAGATATGTTTGAAAGAGATATCTAGTCTCTCCTTTTTTTGTAAGGTATTTTTTTATCATAAAAAGTCCTTTCTTTTCTATTGCTTGCCCGCATAGTTGAAAAGGTGTAGAACTTATGATAAACTATAGTTGTATTTTTTTATCATCCTTTCCATTGCTTGCTTGATGGAAAGTTGAATCCTCACACTCAAAGTTTGGCGATGGCGAGTGTGGGGATTTTTTGAGTTGTTTCCAAAATGGAAACAGTTGCTATCTCGTCAGATAATAAAATAAGGTGTACCTCTTAGAAGTACACCAGACAAGTTTATCCTTGACGAACAAGGCTTTTTTACATTCTTAGTGTATTTCTTTTTTTAATTTCTGTCAAACGTCAACTTATTCCTGATTAAAAAAGAAAAAGTCAACAATAGAGAATTGCTGACTTTTTCTATAAACCCAATTGTGTGAGCCAAGGGCGAACCTTGTTTCTGTATAACGATAATATCATTATTACTTCAAAAAGTCAATGCATTTTATAAAAATAGATTCAAAAAATTTTTTTATTCTAAATTCGGACTTATTAAATGTAGGAGCGTTCTGTGAATATTTCTCAACAATTAAATCAGCTTCAATCAGTCGTCTCTGGTTTAGTTCATCGGAACATAATTTTTTATGAAGATAAAATAAATTGATGATGTCAATGATTTTTGGATAATGAACTAAGGCAAGATTTATCTTCATTGTATTTGCATAATGCCAACTATTTCCATTTTGGAAACAGCTGGTTTTTACTTTTGATTTTATCTATGCTATAATAATCTAAAAACAGGAGGTTTAGTCATGGTCAAAGTTCGTAAGGTTCCTGTAGTAGTAGATGCAGTTCGAACTGATATAGAAATGTATATTAACACTTTAGAAGGGGTCATGAAGGCTTCTCCTGGAGATTGGATTATTACTGGTGTCAACGGAGAGAAATATCCAGTTAAGCCAGATATTTTTCAAAAAACTTATGAGATTTTAAAGTAAGGCTTTTATAATTGCGCTTTTCGAAAAATCCATAGCCCATTTGGCTCCCTTACCATATAAAGAAATAGGTGTATCGTAGCTACGATTTATTTTAACGGCTACGATTTTTTTATTCATGCTATGGGCGGTTTCGATTTCCCAATTGACCCAATCTGAGCTTCCTGTGTTTTCTCCAACAAGACATAACACGATATCTGATTCTTTTATTCGGTCTTTTATTACTGATTTGATATAGTTTGCATTGACCGAATTGATAGAAGTTCCAATAGAGGTATCATGAAACTTAATTTCTGGGAAAAAATAATCATTTGCAGACCACGCTACTAGAAGATTCTTATGTTTAGTTCCTTCGTCGTCTGCTCTGTAACTTACAAAAACTTTATCTGCCATTTCTATTCCTTTCTTTGGGTTGTATCAGTTTGAAGGTTAGCCCAGTTTATATTTTCGCTAGATATGATGGTTTCGCAACGCTCAATAAGTAGTGCGAAATCGTCTTTTTCATTTTTATAGACACCAGTTCCTGTTAAGAACATATATTTTTCGTGCTTTAAAGATTCTGCTGTTCTGCGGTAGTCAATCCAATTGTCATGGTGTTTTGAGATTGATATAAAACTTTCGCAAAGTAGCATAGCTCCTGCGCAAGCAGCAGAAAAAAATTCAAAGTTAATCGGCTTAGCGATTGATATCAATGGAATTAAGAATCCCATTGATACCTCCGTGTATTTCAGAATCTTAAATCGGTGTTGATGATACTCGCTTTTCGTATCATACCATTCTATCTGATTATTAAGACGTTCCTCAAGGTAATTGTTTTTATCCATTTACTTCCCTCTATATACTCCAACAACTGCATAAATCTTGATGTGCGTGTCTTCGGCTGGTGGGAAGTCTAGGATGATGTCTTCGTACTTGTCATTGAGTGATACGAGGCGTAGTCGTCCGTTTTCGGTGTATATCTTCTTGAAGTAAGAACGGTCTCCGTATGCGATAACTGCTAGGTCTCCGTTGTAGGTGGTCAGTCCTTTGTCTACTAAATAGAGAATATCTCCGTCTTGGTAGTCAGGCTGCATGGAGTCTCCGCTGACCTTAGTCGCAATGTCGTGACGTGGTGGTTGCTGGTCAACCTCTATAGTCTCTCTGTCTGTATCGTCGTAGCCAAATCCATAGTTAAATCCAGAAGCTGCTGCCGTCTCAGATACTACCTCAACTTGGTACAAGCTGATAACTTCCGATACTTCGTTTATCTTCGTTCCTTCTTCGTTTTGCTCTGTGTACATCTCGCCGTTTGCTTTTTGTCTCTCCAGAAGCTCCTCAGAAGTCCGTAGGACGATTTTTTTATTATCTGGGGTTAATTGTACCACCTTGTCCGTTATCTGCTGTGTGAGCAAATCTGGGGACGCTGTGGTATTTATATCTTTACCGTGTAGAATATAATCTGTTGTTGTGTTGAAAAGTTTTGCTAATTTCACTAATTTAGCACCAGTTGGCAAATTTTTTCCATTTTCCCATTTCGAGACCGTTGTATCCGATTTATACCCTAAGTAATTAGCTACTTCTGTTTGTTCTAAATTATTTGCTAAACGCAATTCTCTAATTCTATAAGATATTTCTTGTATGTTTTCCATTTGTTTTACCTCTTTTTCTCAACTATATTCTATAATATATTTGAGAAATTATCAAGTACAGCATAGAAAAAATCAAAAAAATTGAAAAAATCTCAAGTAAACTATTGACACTTGAGAAAAAATCAAGTATAATTAAATCATGGTTGAGGTAATCAACTAAATAAAACAAGGAGGAAAGACATGCTAAGTCGTAAGATAAAGCGGACAAAGAAATCCAGGCGACATAAAAAGCCTTGGAGCAATGAGTCCAAGGCAATCATCATCTCAGCATTGATACCAGCAATAGTTGAGATTATCAAATATCTCTTAGCTCTAGTTAAAGACTAAGGGAGAGGGGGAGGGGCGTAAGCCCCAACACCCTATTTGACAATACGATTATAGCATGTCTTTTAGAAAAATGAAAGCAGAAGATAAAAAAATAGGCCGCTGGAAATACAGGCTTGGTTGGTTGTTTGTTGCACTTATCTGGGCATTATTTATCTGGCATTGGTTCTTTTAGTGACTACTAGAAAGGAGGTAATAAGTTGCCTAAACCAACAATAACAATAGCAGAAATTCGTGCAAAGAATGGGAAATTATCTCAAGAGGCATTTGGCGCAAGTATAGGCGTCAGTGCACAGACAGTTGGATCGTGGGAAAAAGATATTTATAAAATTAAGCCAAAACATCTTTTGAAAATTTATGAGAAATATGGCGTAAGCTCCAAAGATTTACTAGGAGCTTAATTTTTGAAAAATAACTTGAGAAATTCTCATGTATATCTAACAAAAGTCAAAAAGGTCAAACTTTTTCAAAATCGATAGAATAATTCTATCAAAACTGTTGACAAGTACCAACAGTTTTGAAAAGACCTATTAGTAGAAAGGAAAAAGTCGATGTATGGAGCGAAAATGAGGGAGCTGAGAACGGCTCAAAAGCTGGGCTTGCGTGAACTTGCCAAGCGAACCTTGATAGACTACACGACCTTGTCACGGATCGAGAACGACCTGAAGGCAGTGACGCTGTCGCAGGCGGTGGTCATCGCCAAGGCGCTAGGGTGTAGGGTAGAAGATATGTTGTAGGAGGGGAAGATGACTGAAGAAGAAACAATTGAATTATTGAAATTCTTATCGACAGACTACGGACGAGGGTATCTAGCTGGGTTAGCTAGTGGGCTTTCAATACTTTTGAAAATTTTAAAAAAAGCAGAGTAAAAGGAGCAATGTGTGTGGAAGAAGTTTAAGCATTTGTTGATTGAAAAAGGGATGACACAGAAGGCGTTAGCTGAAAAAGCTGGTATCAGTCCAAATACAATCAGAAATATTAAAACCGAGCGTATTTCTTTTAAGAATATGTGCAAAATCGCTGATGCACTGGAAGTCAGCATAGATGAATTAAGATAAAACAAAAAAAGCACCTGACGGAAACAGGCGCATACTAAAATAATCAAAATCATTATATCACAAAAATGCTTGCCCGCATAGTTGAGAGGATGTAAAAAATGGAAGGTATAACGTTACAATTACGATTGGATGGCGAAAATGCTGAATTGTTCACCAATCAATTGTTGGCTTTTGCTGAAAAGCAAGTCAAGGAGCAGTTAGAGAATGACCGCATGCCAATCAATCAACAGGCTTTGATGAAGAAGTTTGGCTTTAATCATGCCTATGTTAAGAAGTTAGAACGCAAAGGATTAAGATTTCGTAAGCAAGGAAAAGATATTATGTACGATATCAATGATGTTTATGAAATTTTGGAATTAGAGAAAGAAGTACGAAAATTAAGAGCGTAAGGAGATAGAAAAATGTTTGAACCACCGATTTTAGACCAGTTGATGGGTGTTGGAGCTTTGCTGATTGGATTTGCAGGGCTTTGCCGTCATATCAAACTGCAAGAACAACGAGAGGAGGAAGAGAGGCGAGAAGAGCTAGAATTTGCGTCTATGATTATCCAAGGGTATAACCATGCATACGAACGTGGTAGAGAGGACAAATGGCAAGAAATTCGCAAGAATATCTGTCGTCCATTCCCTGGATTTACCTACGACAATGAACCGCCTGTAGGTTTACGCCCTGAGCCATTAGCTTTGCCAGAACCACGGAGAGTACGATATGCAAATCGTATGGGATAGACAAGCATGGGATTTATCCACTTGCAAGCGTAGAGAGAAAATGCGTGACCTAGAAATGATGGCACATATGCAGCATGAAATCGATGATCTCAAGAAACAATTGCAACAGGAACAATTTTTAAGAAAGAGATTAGAAGCAGAAAATTTCCAACTGAAACTGAGGAGGAAATGATGTACTTATGGAAATGTACGTGTGCTGATTGTGGACGTGAGTTTGATTGGTACGATAACTATCCACCTCTTGAATGCGTGAAATGTGAGAGCGTGGAAATCAAAAATGAATTTAAAGGAAGGGCGTATGATTAAATGACTCAAGCGGAACGAATTAGGGAATATTACAAAGACCACCCTACTGCCTCGTATGACGAAGTAGCTGAGGTTGTCGGAACTTCAAATAGTAATGTGAGGGTTAATCTTTTTAAAGACCTCAAGGCAGGCAGATGTGTCCGCTTAGAAGATGAGTCAATTGACTACTCGCCTTACTTTAACCACAAGAAATCACTTACAGAGTTGTTCGATTGGAAGAATGACACTAGACGTGAATGGGTTGATATGCTGACGAGAGCAGCAGAGAAAGAAACAGATAGCAACGTTATGCGTTTGCTAATCAAAGAAGCAAATAAATTGATGAAAGAGGTAACGAAATGACGAAGAGTTTATACGCAATAGTAGGTCAATTTCTTGAAATCTATAACATGGAATTGGACGAAGAGACCAAACTAGACACCTTGGATTCCATTGATTGGGAAACTGATTATGAGGCTAAGGTTGAAAATTGTATCAAAGTTGTGAAAAATATCGATGCAGATATGGAAGCGCGTGACGCAGAAATCAAACGCTTGACGAATTTAAACAAGTCCGACAAGAAGAAAAAAGAATACTTGAAAGAACAAATTTCTGAAAGCATGAGATTAACAGGTCATGAACGTGTTGATACACCACTTTTCAAAGTATCATTCCGTAAATCTCAAGCAGTTGAAGTAGACGAAACAGTCTTGCCAGAGGCATACAAGGTAGCAACTTGGAAACCTGACAAGAAACGCTTGAAAGAGGATTTGAAGAATGGCCTTGAAATCATTGGCGCCAGCCTAGTTGAAAGAAAGAATTTGAGTATAAGATGAAAATAACAAAAGCAACAGAAATTACGAATGATGATGCCTGTTACCTGATTTATGGAAATCCAGGATTTGGGAAAACGACTACCATCTCATTCATTCCAGGGAAGACACTGGTAATCAATATCGATAAATCAGCCAAAGTATTAGCTGGTAATCCTAACATAGATATCGCAGATGTTGATACACATAAGATTTGGGACGAATGGTTGACCGTCGTGAAAGAATTACTCCAAGGGGTAGGTAAGCCATACGATACTATCGTTGTGGATAACGTATCTGAATTATTTAGAGCGTGTCTTGCCAATCTTGGACGAGATGGGAAAAACCATCGGGTTCCAACGCAGGCAGATTACCAGAGGGTCGATTTTACGATTTTGGATAGTCTACGAGCCTTGTTGCAATTAAATAAACGGATTGTATTCACGGCTTGGGAAACGTCTGATCAGTGGTCAGATGAGAATGGCATGATTTACAACAGGGCCATGCCAGATATTCGTTCCAAAATCTTAAACAACTTTCTTGGTTTAACAGATGTAGTCGCTCGTTTAGTCAAGAAAACGACAGACGACGGTGAGGAAGTGAGAGGATTTATCTTACAACCAAGCGCCAGCGTCTATGCTAAGAATCGTTTGGACGATAGAAAGGGGTGTAAAGTAGATGAGCTTTTCGCTCAGAGATTACCAGAAGGAACTGATAATTGACGTTATCAAATCCATGAAGGCAGGCAATCGAAAGATAATGGTGCAATCCCCACCCCGTTCAGGAAAGACAGTCGTGATGTCTTATATCGCTAAAAATGCGACAGATAAAGATAAGACAGTATTGTTTTTTAGCCACAGGAAAGAAATCAATGAGCAGGTTCATGAGACTTTCAAACGTGGCGGAGTTAATCTCGATAAGGTTATCATCGGAACGGTTGGGAGTATTGTACGAAAGTTAGAACGATTGCCTCAAGTCGATGTAATCTTGGTAGATGAAGCGCATCATATCAAAGCAAAACAATATCAGACAATCTTAAATTATTTCAGTAATGCTACTCAATTATTTTTCACAGGTACACCTATCCGATTGGACGGATCGGGATTCCACGATTTAGCAGATGATTTAGTAGTCGGTAAATCTATTCGGTGGCTTCAAGAACACGGAAATATAGCTGAGTTCGATTACTATTCCATCAATCTATTGGATATGGCCAAGCTTAAAAAACGGTCAGGAGAATTTACCAACCATTCAATCGACGCAGCATTTAGTTTCAATGGAACGTATGGCGATTATATTGATCATTACGAGAGATTAGCTAAAGGGAAACAAGCTATCGTTTATACACATAGCGTAGAATACGCTGAGAGGGTCGCTAAGCGATTTTCAGAGCAAGGTTATCAATCAGCCGTCGTATCTGGAAAAACGCCACAGAGCGAACGAGAGAGCCATATGCAGGCATTCAGAGAAGGAAAACTCACAATCATGGTCAATGTCAATCTGTTTACAGAAGGAATTGACTTGCCAAATGTAGATGTCTGTATTATGTTACGACCGACCGACTCACTTTCCTTGTATCTTCAATTTGCTATGAGGGCCTTAAATCCAAGAGAAGGCAAGAAAGCAATCTTGATAGACCACGTTGGAAATCACATCCGACACGGTTTACCAAACGATGATAGGGAATGGACGCTAGATGGTACTAAGAAGAAAAAGAAACCTTCAGAACGTTCAACGGTGACGTGTGAGAAATGTTTTGCGACATTTTGGAGAGACCAGCTAGTGGATGGTTGTTGTCCGTACTGCAAGGCGGAGATTGTCGAGAAGAAAAACATTCAAGATATCAAACAAGATAAATCTGATGTTCAATTAACAAAAATCAATCAAGGAATGGAATTTATTACCATTCAAGGTAAAGAAATAGAGGTCAAGACAGAAGAAGCGAAAGTGTATCGGCGTGTCAAGACTTACGGCAAACGATACACGAAATGTCAGAACTTGTCGGAATTGAAAGCATTCCGATTGCTCAACGGCTATCAACCAGGTTGGTTGTGGCACAAACAAAAAGAATTAAATTTATGGAGATAATAAACATGGCACTTTTTTCAGTAAATTATGAAGCAGCAGAACAATTTTCATCTATCGAAGACGGAACATATGAAGTAGTTGTAGCTCAAGCAGAACAGTCAGCAAGTCAAAGTGGAACAGATTTCCTTGATATCCGTCTCAAAATTCGTGATGATTTCCAACAGAAATTCCGTAACAATCTAATCTTTGATAAAGTATGGATCAATAAACAGACTCTTCAATATCCAGAGTGGGCATTGCAACGATATTCTAAAGCGGTTAAAATCCCTGAAGGTGTTGAAGTAAATACAATTGAACAATTCTTAGGCCTTATCATTGGTAAAACGTTGAAAGTGACTGTAAAAAATGAACAGTCAGAATATAACGGTAAGACCTACGATAACTTGAATATCAAGAAAATGGAGCAATCAGAATTGCCACCTTATTCTGGTGCAGTATCGTCTGAACCAGCACCAGCCAAAGCAGATGATTTAGATTTACCATTCTAATCTATGGTTGGGATGGTAGATTACGCCCTTCATTATCAGAAACTAGGTTACTCGGTCATCCCAATAGACAAAAAGAGCAAACGTGCAATCACAAAATTTAAAGATAAAACATTTAGTGAGAATGAAATTCGAAGATTTTGGCACGAACAACCCGCTGCGAATATCGCATGGAGGACAACCGATTTCTTTGTCATTGATATTGACGTATCGGTGACTGAGAACGGTTATGAGTCTTTAAAAGAATGGGAATTGTCTCAGTATATTCCTAAGACTTTAACAGCTACGACACCAAGCGGAGGGAAGCATATTTTCCTTAAAAAACCAAAAGGCATAGAGTTAAGTCAAGATATACGAGTTAAACCAGGGATTGATATTAAGGCGAATAAAAATAATTATGTCTTGGTTGCACCTAGCAATAATGCCAAAGGAAGTTATAAGTGGGATAAGTCCACAGAACAGATGGCAGAAGCACCAGCTGAGATTATCTCAATCTTACAAACATCAAAACAACCCAAGGAACCTATGAGTTTTACGACTGATTATAGTCGAGGGGAGTTCTCGAGTAAGACTGCCAAGCTATTCGAACAAGTCGTTTTCGGTTTGGGAGATAAAGGTGGTAGAAATAACGCCTTGGCGAGTTTCGTAGGTGGGTTGCTAATGCGTGGTGTGGATGTGGATGCAACTTATTTACTAGCAAAGATAGCAAATCACTATACTCCAGACAGTCTACCAGTCGATGAAGTGGATAGAACGTTTGAAAGTATGGTTAGAAAGGAAATGGATAGAAGAGGTGGTTCTTGATTTAGAGACATTAAAAAAAGAATATCGAAGCAATATTATCCAACATCCAGCTTATATCGAGAAAGCAAATGACTGGCGTGAGATTCGTCTGGCTTGTCGAGAATATCGTAAAAACTGGCTCGAAAACGTCAAATGGGAAGAGACCCAGTATGGTACGAAAGAGGAAAATAAAAAAGCTCCTACTCGTTTAACAGAATTAGCAGTGGCACAAGGTATGGAACAGATTTTATATATTGTGAATCTACCAAATGAACGGGTCGCAATCTATGATCCAGATAAAGGTTATTATCACAAAGACCCTAGCTTTGCTTACAAAATCATTCGTTTGCTAGAGCCAAATTTCAGTGAAGCGAAATCCAAGAACGTTCTTTTCATGCTAGCCTCTACTCCACGATTAAACCAACATGAGGGGTTCTCATGTGATTTTCCAATAGGGGAATACAAAGACCCTCGTAGATTCATACTAGTGAAGAACGGGATATACGATAAGAAAGAGAAATTACTACGACCATTCACACATGAGTTCGTTGCGTTCTCAACCATTGGGACAGAATACGACCACTTTGCTAAATCGCCTGTAATTGACGGGTGGGATATTGATAGTTGGTTACTTGACCTCATGAGTGGAGATGAAGAACTGGTCGAACTAATCTGGCAGGTTATCTCAGCCAGTCTGAATGGGAATTACTCTTACAGGAAATCCATTTGGTTTGTTGGTGAGGGGAATGACGGTAAGGGTACTGTCCAACAACTCATAACTAACCTGGTCGGTATGCGGAACGTTGCTAGCTTAAAACTCAACCAGTTTTCAGAGCGATTTGCTTTGTCCATGATTGAGGGTAAGACAGTCATCATTGGAGACGATGTGCAAGCTGGTATCTACGTAGATGAATCTTCAAATTTCAACTCAGTTGTGACTGGTGAGCCAGTGTTAGTCGAGGAAAAAAACAAACAACCGTATACGACCGTATTTAAAAAAACTGTCATTCAATCCACGAATGAGTTGCCACGGTTTAAGAATAAAACCAATGGTACATATAGACGGTTTGCAATCATACCGTTTAAGAAATCATTCTCAAGTAAGGAAGACAACTGGGCAATTAAGGATGACTATATCTATCGTGAAGAAGTTCTTGAGTACGTTTTGAAGAAAGCTCTTGAGATTTCATTCGATCGCTTCATCGAACCGCAAACTTCGATTGAGGCACTAGAGGATTTCAAAGAATCCAACGATACAGTTAAGGCGTTTATCAGTGAATGGTTCGATAAATTCGAATCCACTCGCCTGCCCTCTAGGTTTCTGTGGTGGTTGTATCAGGAGTGGTGTAAGGACGAAGGTGTCACGAGGTTGACAAAACGTAAATTCGAAACACAATTAGCCAAGAATATCCCAGATGGTTGGGTTAAGAAGAAAATGAAACCATTAGGGAAATTTATTCCATCTGTGGACGTTCCAAAACATTATTCAGGGTTTAGTTGGATGAATGATGAAAGTCAGATACTTACATCGGGGTATGAATTGGTTACCGTTTACCGTTAGGTTACCGTTCTTTTTCGACTACGGTAACCTAATTTAAGCCTTATGTATCAAGGGTTTACCTTATGTTGTTTACCGTATTACCTTTCTTTTCTATTGAAATAATAAAAAAATAAATAATATAAATATAAATAAAGGGGAAAGGTAACGGTAACGGTAACCTTTGGGCAAAAAAATGGCGTAAACCGTTGGTACTACTGGATTTGTAGTGGTTACCGTTCTAAAAATCACAACGGTAACTTTTGGAGGATAAATGAAGTCAGAGCAAGAAGTACAAAATGAAATTAGAGTCGCATTGACTCAAGCAGGATATACCGTTTTTCGAACGAATGTTGGAAAAGTAAGAACGGCTGACGGCAGATGGTTTGATACTGGATTGCCAAAGGGTCACGCTGATCTGTATGGTTTTAGACCAGACGGACAGATATTTTATGTCGAAGTAAAAAAAGAAAACGGTCGTGTGAGACCGGAACAGGAAGATTTTATTGAGACAGTCAAAAAACGAGGTGCGATAGCTGGTGTTGCTAGAAGCGCCCAGGAAGCATTGGAGTTAGTCAAATGAATAATCAATTAAAGGTAGAAGTACAATGTCCATTCTGCGGAGAGTGCTATAAAAGGCATGCTAGAGAAAGTTCAAAATCGATTAGATGTAAATTTTGTGGAATGTCTATATTTTTGAGAAAGACAAGTAAGAATGATTTAGACAGAATCGCTGATGAACTGTTTAATCATAATGAATATGTGAAAGATATGGATGAGGTATTTAGTTGAAGTATGATAAAAAAAGATAATCGTCGACGGATTGAAACGGACGATAGAGCAGACGGAGGCGATGATAGTTGAACTATCTGAGCCGTGTGTCAAATCGCTTGCTTTTAGCAGGTCTGAGGAACGTGACTTGCTTAAAAAGAAAGTGAAAAACTGGAAGAAAAGAATAAAGGAGTTGGAAGATGAATAAGCAGGAATTGATTGATTATTGTAACGTCTTAAAAGAAAGTAAAAGTAGATTTATAAATTGTATTGATGTAGATAGAATCATCGAGACAATCAAACAACTAGACGAACCAGAAAAAGTCAAAGTTCCGCAGTTTGTGGCGGATTTTATCGCAGAACAGAAAAAACTGGGTCATACACTGTCCTACTCAATAGACGCAAGCATGTCTGACATAGTTGCAGAATGGTATTGGGATAATTCCGAACTTTTCGCACTAGCTTGGATTTTCGGCTACGAGGTCGAGGAAGAGAAGCGGTATACAGTAGTGACGAAATCAACAAAACAACCGCTATATTATAATGCTATGGATAAGAAACTATTCTTCTCTATGGGCGGAATAGCTACAAATTTTACCCAAAAACAACTAGAAGACGCGGACTTCGGCTGGGTATTCGATTGTGAAGGGATTGAGATTGAGGAGGTGGAATAATGGGAGATATACGAATACTAGACGCTTGTTGTGGCAGTCGTATGTTTTGGTTTGATAAAAACGAAAGTCACACAATTTTTATGGACATTAGGCAAGAAACATTTGAGATACATGACAAAAAGGTCAATGCAGCCCCTGATATTATCGGTGATTTTCGTGACATGCCTTTTGAAGACAACACATTTAATCTAGTTGTGTTTGATCCACCACATCTAAAATGGGCTGGACCTAATTCGATAATGAAAGCTCAGTATGGACAGCTGGACAAAGTTACCTGGTCGGAAGATTTGGCCAAGGGTTTTGAAGGATGTATGAGAGTGCTAAAAGTTGGAGGTACTCTAGTTTTCAAATGGTCTGATTGTCAAATCAACGTTAAAGAAGTTCTTAAATCTGTACCTTTTAAACCATTATTTGGGCAACAAAGAGGTACTACGCATTGGATGACGTTTATGAAATTTGAGGAGGTCATAGATTGAAACGATTTATCGTAATCTGGATTCTTCTATCTGCTGGACTAAACATCTGGCAGATGGACAGGATTCGAGACTTGGAAGAGAAGAAGCCGATGGTTGTCTATAAAGCTGATAACGCAGGCGCTGAGATATTCGGTAAGGTCGTCGAGAAAGGACGACATGGCAAGCTATACACGCTGACCATTCGTGACTACGGGGTGTTCGTGGTGACTAAAGAGCAGTGGGATAAAGTGAAAGTAGGGGATGGGGTGATGTTATGATACCAAAATTTAGAGCGTATGATAGTGGCTCATTAAGTCGCATGTATCAACCAGACGAAGTGATGGCTGGAAATGGTGATATCTGGATTATTGATGAGGATTCTGCTGCTGGTGAATGGATTGTGAATAATGATATTCACCTCATGCAATCAACAGGACTCAAAGATAAGAACGGAAAAGAGATTTTTGAGGGGGATGTAGTCAAAATGTCTAAGGATGTCTATTCTGAGCTAACTTATTACGAAGTTGCAAGGCATTATGGCGGAGCCTATCGTCTTGAATCAAAACAACACGGATGTGAATTGTGGTTACGCCATACTGATTGTGAGGTTGTAGGCAACATCTACGAAAACAAGGAGTTACTAGATGCCTGACGTAGAATGGATTATGGAGAGTTGCCATATGATGCGTGACAATGGTATCTGGGCAGGAGAGAAGCAGATTTCCTACGCTAGTCCAGATGGGCAATATACGTATTACGTAAACAAGCGCAAAGATGGCACTTATTATTTACATGGGGCGTATAAACATTATGGCAGGACGTAGATGGACGGAAGACGAGGTTGATTATATTTTACTAGCCCACAGCGATAATGAAAGTACGGTTGAAGAGGTCGCTGATTTTTTAGGTCGTACAGTTAGTTCTGTCCGATGTAAGTCTGAGATAATCAACAAAGGAAAAGGTCAGTTTACAAAACGACATTGGCAGGATGAAGAAATAAGAATTTTACGGCGCTATTATCAAAAAGTTCAAGATTTAAGCCAGCTAGCTAAGATATTAAATCGAAGTTTAGACGCAGTGATTATAAAAGCGAACAAACTCGGACTACCTCGCAGAAGAAAGAAATGGGATGTTTCAAAATACGATATAGAAACACTTGGAAAAATGGGTATGAGCTGTAGACAAATAGCATGCCAATTAGACAGACCACTTCATCTGATTAGAGCGGTGGTCTATCATTATAAAATACCTGTCGGGAAAGAAGAAATTCAACAGCATCCTTGGAGTTTTGACAATGATATGATTTTTATGAGGAGGACTTAACATGACAGACAACATAAACAAACCAAGCCACTACCAAGGTAGATTTGGAATGGAATCTATCGATGCTCTAAGAAACTTCATGACAGATGAGCAGTTGAAAGGTTTTTTTATGGGTAACAGCTTGAAGTATATACTACGACACCAGAAGAAAAACGGTCTGGAAGACCTGAAGAAAGCCAGAAAGAACCTTGATTGGCTGATTGAGGAATTAGAGAAAAACTAAAAAAGCCCAATCCATAAGGACTAGGCTTCAAAGATGAAGTTGTAGAGTTGGACAACCTTCTGAAAACTGGTTGTATCCATGGTTGTGATTTTTTGAGCCTTTCGCTCTCTAAAGTCAAAAGTATAGAGTTGGAGTGGATTGACAGAGCCATCTACCTTATTGGAACGCACAGGAACGAGCAGGCCTTGTTCTTCTAGTCTGCTTTGACCGTGTGTAATAGGGCATACAGCCACAAATCCAGTCCGCTCCGAATACTCTCTACGGGAGACGACAATAGCAGGACGGCGCTTCTGAATCTCACGTCCAACAGACGGGTCAAAGTCAATCCAGATGATGTCCTGTTTTTCTGGGATGTAATCATATTTCGCTGTCAAGGAATCTTACCCCCTCAAAGTCATCTTCCATGCGTAGATCTGCATCGCCGCTAAATGGGTCTGGAATTTTTGGAGCTAGGACAATGACATTATCTACACCCTTGTAGACAAACATTTCCTGACCTTCTGGAACATTGAGTGTTTTTGGAATGGTCACAGTGACAGAGTTCCCAACCTTACGAGTTTTAACAGTATTCATTTGTTTCTCCTTTATTTTGTATACATACAGTATACACCTAAAAAGGGAGCAAGGCAAGAAAAAAGCCAGCACAGCTGACTTCTCGTGTTATAGTTTCGCATAACTATTATATCATGAGGAGGAGTTCGTGTGCAAATAGAGTTATTGGATATCATTGACGAAAAGAAGACCAGAAAGGAAGCTATCAAAGTCCTAAAAAAATACAGTCGTCTGAGACGGATAGCTGGAGAAGAATACGCTCCGAAAATAACAATATCCTACTCACTTGAACCAAGATCATCAAGTGGTCAGACAAGTAAGCAGGTAGAGAGCATGGTCGTGCGTAGAGTATCAGCTCAGCAGGACCTAGAACTAATCGCTAAAGCAATCAACAATCTTTCTGATATGGAATACACACGTATCCTAATCGAACGATATTGCAGGAAGAAAAGAAGGGAAGACTACAGTATTTATTCAGAACTAGGCTACTCATCTAGTGAGTATTATCGGATATTGAACAAAGCTCTATTAGAGTTTGCAGAGTCCTATCAAGCAAGCAACCTTTTAGTCTACAAGTGATTTCTGGGAAAATCTTGGGAAAAATCTGGGAAAATCTTGGGAGAATTGGAACGGAAAAAGGTGCTAAAATAGTATTATCCAATGATTGGCAACGAACAGTCATGAGGACTCCTAAAAATACAGAGGCTTCGGCCTCTTAGACAGTAAGGACAGGTTAGCAGGTTGTTTGGGTCTCCTTGAAACTTTTACCAAACGTGCGTTTTACTGCTAGACCAGCTGGTTCAATTCCAGCTACTGTCATATTCAATGCCACGACTAGTGGCATTTTTTGATTATAAAAAAAGGTGGTGATGGACATTGGGTTAAATCAAAGACAAAAGATGTTTGCGAGCGAGTATTTGAGGACTGGAAATGTCTATCAATCCGCAATATTCGCAGGTTATAGTGAAGCGTATGCTAAGACAACCGCTAGTAAATTGCTAGAAAATGCAAGCGTTAAAACGTTTATACAAACCGAAACTGAAAAGATGCATGATGAAAATATTTTGAGTGCTAAAGAGGCTCTTTCAATTCTCTCAGACATCGCAAGAGGCCAGCGACTTGAGGAAGTTTTGATGATGAACCCTGTCACTGGTGAGGTGGATAGAGTTACGAAAAAGGCAGATAATAACACAGTTATTAAAGCGATAGCTGAAATATTGAAGCGTTATCCGACTGCTAAACAAGCTGAGAAACTAGAACTTGAAATCGAAAAACTTAAATCACAAATCGGTGTGGATAATGAACAAGACGATAAATTGATAGAGTTTGCTAAGGCTTTGAGAGGTGCTTTTGACGACAAATAAATTTACGAAACGACAAGAAGAAGTACTTACACGAGTATTGAATGATGATTTTTTTATCTGTGGTCTCCATGGTGCAAAACGTTCAGGTAAAACTGTTCTAAATAACATGGTCTTCATGAATGAGATTGCACGAGTAAGAGAAACAGCGGATAGATTAAACATAGATGAGCCGATGTATATCTTAGCTGGAACATCTTCAACATCGATACAAAACAATATCATTCAGGAACTGTATAACATGTTTGATATTGAACCTAAATACGATAAGCACGGAGCTTTTACCCTTTGTGGTGTTAAGGTAGTTCAAGTCTACACTGGTTCCATTTCTGGATTAAAACGAGCCCGTGGTTTTACTGCATTTGGAGCTTATGTAAATGAGGCGTCACTTGCTAATGAGCAGGTGTTCAAAGAAATAATCTCACGTTGCTCAGGAGAGGGCGCACGGATTGTTTGGGATAGTAACCCAGACATCCCTACACACTGGCTTAGACGGGATTATATCAACTCAGGCGACGATATGATTATAGACTTTCATTTCAAGCTAGATGATAATACATTCATGTCTGATAGATACCGTGAGAATATCAAAAATGCTACGCCAGCTGGTGTCTTTTATGATAGAGACATCCTTGGTTTGTGGGTAACTGGCGAAGGTGTGGTCTATCGTGATTTTAGTGAGAATATGTTTGTGGATAACGTACCAGAAGATATCACTAAAGTCTACGCCGGCGTTGACTGGGGGTATGAACACTTTGGCTCTATTGTTGTTATTGGAGAAACGCCTGACGGTTCGGTTTATCTGCTAGAGGAACATGCACACCAGTACAGAGAGATAGATTTTTGGGTAGATCTTGCTAAGAATATCAAGGAACGATACGGAAACATTACTTTCTGGGCAGATAGCGCACGACCTGAACACGTTGCAAGATTTCAAAGAGAGCAATTAAGAACATTCAACGCTAATAAAGCGGTATTGTCTGGTATTGAAGAAGTAGCGAAGCTGATGAAAACTGGGCGCTTTTTTGTTGTATCAAACAAGGTCAGCAAGTTCAAAGATGAGGTCTATCAATACATCTGGAACGAAAAGACAGGCGAGCCAGTGAAAGAGAATGACGACGTGCTGGATGCGGTGCGTTATGCGATTTACTCGCAACATTCACAACCAAAAGCAACCGTCCGCAGACGTTCTGATTATGGTCTATAGAGAGGAAAGACATGTACCAATATTTAACCTATCCACGAGATGGATATGATGAGGGTTCTTTGAAGAAAGACCTGATTTACAAATTGATAACGAAGCATAGCACTGAAGGCTCACGTTTGAAGAAGCTTAAAAGCTACTACTTGGGTGAGCATGCTATCTTAAATCACAAGAGACGCAACGTGAACGCACCCAATTACAAGACGGTAGCTAATCATGCCAAGGATATTGCAGACACGGCTACGGGCTATTTTATGGGCAATCCTATCAAGTACAATAACACTGCTGAAGGTGATATTGATGAACTACTTACAGCTTTTGACGGTGCTGAGATTGACCAAGTGGATGCGCAAAATGCTTTGAACATGGCTATCTACGGTCGTGCTTACGAGTACATCTATGCTAAAGAGGGATTGACTGAGTTGGACTCAACTAGTATTGATCCAGAAAATACCTTCATGGTCTACGATGATAGTATTGAGCGGAAGCCCTTGTTTGCAGTCTATTACTATCAAGTTAAAGATGATACGAAAGATACTACTAAGTATCAGGCAGAGGTCTTTACTGAGAATCTGCACTATCACATGGTGCTGAGAAGTACAGATTCAGGAACATCTCAGATTGAAGAGGCAACACCTCATAACCTTGGTCAAATACCAATTATCGAATATCGCAACAATCACTTTGCCATTGGCGACTACGAGCAACAGATTAGCTTGATTGATGCCTATAATTCCTTGATGGGTAACCGTGTCAATGACAAGGAACAGGCAGTAGAGTCTATCCTTGTCTTGTATGGCACGCAGTTAGCAGACACTCCAGAAGATGCCAAGGTAGCGATGAAGATTCTTTCTGAAGAAGGTCTTTTGGAATTGCCGGGCGATAGTGCAAGAGCTGAGTTCTTAAAGAATACGCTGGATGAAAGTGCTACTGAAATCTTGCGCACAGCTCTGAAAGAGGATATCTACACATTTAGCCATGTGCCAAACTTGACTGATGAGAATTTCGCAGGGAACACGTCAGGCGTAGCCATGGAATTCAAACTAATGGGCCTTGAGATGATTACCAAAACCAAGGAGGCGAACTACAAGCGAGGTTTAAGACAGCGTATTGCGATTTTTGCTCATTACTTGGGTATGAAACAGATTGCTTTAGAGTCTCATTCAATCGTTCCGCAGTTCAGTCGTGGTTTGCCTAAGAACTTGTTGGAAATCTCTCAGATTGTGAACAACTTGGAAGGTAAAGTGACCAATAGACAGCTTATTTCACTCTTGCCGTTTGTAGAAGACCCTGACGCTGAATTGGAAGCCTTGGAAGAAGAGAAAAAGAAGAACATGGAAGACATGCCGATGTTCAACCAAGACAACACGAAACCCGAAGATGAGGTAGAGGATGAAGAATCAGGAGTACTGGGCGAAGAGGAAAGCCAATCTGATTTACCAGCAGATGGACAAGGCCGAAAAGCAGGCAGACCAGTTCGATAAGGTCTATCAGGAAGCTAAGACTTACTTGGATAAGGAAATCAATAAGATTTTTGACAAGTTCCAACGTGATTATGGTCTAAGTCAGGTAGATGCTAGACAAGTCTTGAAGAACATGAAAGACAAGAAAGACTTGAAAGAACTTCGTAAGGTGCTTGAAGCAAGACCGAATGACCCAAATATCCAAAGGCTACTGGCTGACTTAGATAGTCCAGCTTATTCTTTCCGTATGAAGCGCCTAGAGCGTTTGAGCGACGATTTAGACCGTATGCGTGAATCTATCTATCATTCAGAGAAGACAGGCTCAGACGCCTTTTATAGCGACCTGATGAAGGATAGCTACTACAAGGCTACCTTTGACCTGCAACAGCAGACAGGACTAGCATATGGCTTTTCTGGGCTTCCTGAGAGCGAGATAAAACATCTACAGTCTTTCAGTTGGATAGGGGATGGAAGTACGTACTCAACAGACATCTGGAAGAATACAGGAAAGCTTACTTCTAGCATAAAAGATGAACTCCTCATGAGCCTTATGACAGGCCGAGATACACGAGAAACTGCACAAGCAATAGCTGAGAGGTTTAATGTGGGTCAGAATGATGCAAGGCGTTTGGTTCGGACAGAATCAGCCTTTTTTCACAACCAGATGGAACTACTCAGCTATGAAGAAGCAGACATAGAAAAGTACATCTTTGTGGCTGTCTTGGACAAGCGCACATCACGCATTTGTCAGGAGCATGACAATCAGGTCTATGATAGGGATAAGGCTGCCCCTGGCGTCAATTGTCCACCTATGCATCCGTGGTGTAGGTCTACTACTGTCGCATACGACGAGGACGCAGACTACAGCAAGTTGAAGCGCAGAGCAAGGAATCCAGAGACAGGTAAAGTTGAGTACGTGCCTGCCGATATGACTTATAAAGAGTGGTATAGCAAGTATGTGGTAGAACCACGAGAACGAGAGCTAAGTGGTAGGCTGTTTGGAGCTGACCTTGATTATGTACGAAGTGATGAATTTGTTGACAAACTAAAAAATCACCCAAAGACCTCACATCTATCCGAACCTATCGCAAGAGTTTCAAGACAGATATTGCAGCATAGAAACGGAACTCCATTTGAAGATTACTATTTGCTTAATGCAGATACAGGAAGAGTTGTTGCGCTATCAAATAAAGCCAGAAAGACAAAAGGTGTAGTTTATAATGACCAAGTCAGAAAGGCTTTTAAAGAACAATCTGAACAAAGTCTTATTTCGATTCACAATCATCCGTCTGGCTATCCTCCATCGCTCAGTGACTTTGCTTCCTTACAACAACGGAATAAAAATAATACTGTAAAATATGGTCTGACTATAGGCCACGATGGAAGTGTGTATTGGTATACTAAACCAATAAAAAAAATTGAGCGCATCGATAATTATTTGTATCGAAATAGTATTGAAAAGTATCTCAGAAAAGGGTACAATAGTGTTACAGCGCAAGAGCTAGCTCTTATGGATTGGAGTGAAAAATATGGCTTTGACTTTGGAAAAATTTAATGAAGTTTATAAACAACTCGAAGCTATCGATAGTAGTGAATTCGGTAATAGCGAGGATGATTTGATTCAAGAAAAAATGTCAGCTGTGTTTGCACAGCTATCTTTTGATGAATTGGATGAATTTGAGGAAATGTTAAAAGAAAGGAGCACCTAGAGAAATCTAAGTGCTTTTTCCGTGCTCAGAAAGGATTGAAAATGGATACAGCAAGAATTGGGATAACTAACGTAGAATTTTCAGGATCAAGCGAAAATAACTCAGCGACAGTTAAATTAGAGTTAGATATTTATGGGACGGATACGTTCAGTGTGATTGAGTTACTACCTAAAATATTAACCGACATTCATTCATTATCGTATAAAGTTGATTGATTGTGACATTAAAAGGAGTAAAGACATGTTTATTTGGGATTTAGTATCAATTTTATTAGGTTGGATTATATTTTTTGCGTTAATTTTGTTCGCAATAATTAAATTATTTGAAGTGATTTCAACAGTCATTTCAACTCTAAAAGTCGGAATTGAATACAGAAAGAAACTGAAACAATTGAAAAATAAATAACCTAACCGCATCGAAATCGAGGCGGTTTTTATATTGTCCAAACTGTACCGATGACATTAAAAGCTGTACTGTTCCGTCGCCGGACGTAAAGCGAGATTATCGAGTGGCGACGTAATCGCTGGAGGACAATTATGTCAGAAGAAATCAATGCAACTGTATCTACTGAATCAACTGAGACTGTCGACACTCAAGAAAATGTTGATACAGTGCAGGAAGAAAAGCACGAACGAACTTTCACTCGTGCTGAAATCGGTAAGATGCTATCTGCCGAACGCTCTAAATGGGAAGCTGAGCAAGAAGCCAAGGAAAACGAAGCTAAGAAACTTGCCAAGATGAATGCTGATGAGAAACAGAAATATCAGTTAGATCAGCGTGAGCAAGAATTGGCTGACCGTGAAAAGGCTATTGCTCGTAAAGAATTGACCGCAGAAGCTAAAGCAATGCTAAGTGAACGTGACTTACCTGTTGAGTTAGTTAATGTAGTTGACTTAACAAGCGCAGAGACGGTATCTGAATCTATTACCTCTATCCAAAAAGCATGGGAAGAGTCAGTTCAGAAGGGAGTCTCTGAACGTATGAAAGGTAGTGCACCTATCAAAAATGCACAAACAGTCCAGCAAGAAGTCACGGAAAAATGGCGTAAAGATTTCTTGTAATAAAAGAAAAGAGGAAAAATAAATGGCATTTGAAGAATTAAACACAGCAGAATCACGCAAGAAACATCTTGGGATTATTGAGGATGTGCTTGCAGTAAATTCATATTCAACACCGCTTGTAACATCAAGCGATGCAGTAACCTTGCAAGGTCGCTCTTTTACAGTAGCAACGGGTAACACAACAGAGCTAAAAGACTACAAACGTAACAAAGATAACGAATTTGACCACGTTGAAGTTGAAGAAAAGGTTTATACCCTTGATGAAGAAAAATATTGGGGTCGTTTCGTAGACCAATTGGACGAACGTGACTCTAATGGTCAAGTAAATATCAATTACGTTATTGCCCGTCAGGCGGCAGAAGTAGTAGCTCCATATCTTGATGAACTACGTTTCGGTGCAGCGCTTGGCAATGTTAGCGACAATGTTACTATGGGCAAAGAAGCAGGAGCGAACAACGCCTACAATGCAATTCTTGATGTTTCTGAAAAACTAGATGAGCTTGGAATTACAAAAGAACGCTTGCTTTTTGTAACACCAAAATTCTACAAAGCGATCAAGTCTGAAATCGTTCGTCTACCACATGGTGACGCAGATAAGAAAGTCCTTGGAAAAGGATATGTTGGTGAATTGGATGATTACACAGTCTACAAAGTACCTTCTAAATTCTTGAAAGGTGTTAATGCCCTTGCTACTGCTCCAGGTGTTGTCACATCTCCAGTGCAAGTTGATAATACTAAGTACAACGATAACATTCCAGGTCGATTTGGTGAATTGGTAGAGCAATTGCTTTACACTGGTGCATTTGTTCTTGAACACTTCAAGAAATACATCATTACCATTGCTGATTCTAAACCTGAAGCTAAACCATCCACTCAAGGTAAAGTTGTAAATCGTGCTAAAGCGTGGAAGAGTGGAACAGCCTATAAAGAAGGTGATACAGTAACGCATGAAGATAAAGTCTATGTTGCTATCAAAGACATCACTAGCTCAACCAATGCACCAGGTTCTGACTCAGCTAACTGGAAAGAAAAAACTGGTAAGAAATAGGTCTTAGTTATGAAATTTAAAATCAAACAAGATTTCTATGATTGGGAATCAAATGTGAAACGACTGGCAGGAGAGGAACTTGAGATTACTGAGGAACGCTATGCTGAACTTGCTGACAATTTTGCTAGCAACGGTGTCGCTATTTCAGATGTTCTTGAGGAAATCCTCCCTGAACCTGAGTTTTTAGAAGAGGATTGATATGTCTATAGAGTTGCTGAAGAAATTAACAGGCGAAGAAGATACTCAGCTTCTCATGTTGCTCCAAACAAGGGCTACAAATCTTATCTTGTCAGAGACTAATCGCACATCTTTGACACCTGCTTTAAGTCTTTTAATACCTGAGGTTGCTATCGAACTCCACAACCGCTCAGGAGCGGAAGGAGAGCATTCCAGAACCGAGGGTGGTATAGCAGTAGTCTATGGAGAAAATGGCCTGTCTACGGGTCTTCTACAGCGTATACGCATGCATAGACTAGCAAGGGTGGCAGGTCATGTTTTTGAAGCAGAGTAGACTGAAACCTTATCCAATGCGACGGTTTGAAAAGACTGTCACTGAGGAGGGTGTCGCAAAAGAAGGATATGCCAAGGAAGCTGAGACAGTCCGTCTTGAATTGTGGCCAGCTAGTAGCAAGTTACAATCTGAGCTGTACGGAGAGCGTGTCAATGATATTTTGAACGCAAACGCCAACAAGTCAGCTGCTATCAAAGTGAAAGATGGTGTGTGTATCGATAGCCCGACGGAAGTGACTCATAGGGTTATCTCTAAAAAGGTCTACACACATCATCAAGTTTTGGAGTTGGAACGTGTCAGAGCTACGAGGGGCAGATAGGCTCATAGCTAAATGTAGACGGTTAGCTAGTAAAAAAGCTGGCGAGGATATCGTTTTACGTGCGGTACACAATGCTGCTATAAAGGTTGTCCAAGCTGATGCAAGAAGACTCGTACCAGTGCGAGATGGAGAACTTAGAACTAGTATCAAAACTAGGGCAAAAATGGACGGAGATAAGGCTATAGGCGAGGTTTACACCAACCTATACTATGCTCCTTACGTTGAGTTTGGAACAGGACCTAAGGGACAAGCTAGCCATTCTGGTATCTCTCCAGAGGTCAGCGTATCTTACAGGTCTAGCCCGTGGTATGTACATGAAGACCAAATCAATGTAGGACCTTACCACTTTCAAAAAATTGGGGAGTTCTACAAGATGTATGGTCAACCTGCCCAGCCTTATCTTTATCCAGCTTTAAGAGACAATCAAGAGCGTGTGTCTAAGAATATTTCGAATTATGTGCGTAGAAAGATAAGAGAACAAATATAATGATCAATATCAAGCCTGTTATTTATAAAGAATTGCAAAAGGTCGCAGATAATGTGACTGATACTTATCCTAGCGATTGGGAGACTTTCCCAGTCGTTATTTTTTTAGAAGAACAAAACAAGCCCGGTGAATGGTTTGATGACGAGGAACAAAAATCCTCTATCCGCTACAAGGTGGATATCTTTGATGATACCAGCACCGGTGAGTTAGCTGTTAAAATCAATCAGATTTTTGAGTCTTTAGGTTTACGAAGGACCGACTGCCAAGACGTACCAGACCCGTCTCATTTGAGACATAAGGTCATGCGTTTTGAAGGTGTCGTTGACTTACACTCAGAGCTTGTTTTTCAATTTAGAATGGAGAATTAAACATGTTAGCAAATGGAATTACGCTTTCTTATAGCGAAACAAAAGGTAGCTATACTAAACTTGTTGGATTGAAAGAAGTGCCAGAGTTTGGTATTGAACCTGAAAAAGTAGAGAATACTACTCTTGAAGATAGAGTAAAAATGTATGAGTTCGGTATCGGTGATGCAGGGGAATTGGAATACAAGTTCTCATACAAGAACGACGGAGCAAATGCTCCTTATCGTATTTTGCGTAATGCAGCGGACGCCAAGAAAAAACTTTATTTTGAACAAGTTTACCCAGACGGTACTAAGGTTAATTTTGAAGGTCAAGTATCTGTCAAACTTGGTGGTGGCGGTGTCAATGCCGTTATCGAATTCACTTTGAAGATTGCCTTGCAATCTGATCTTACATTCACTGATGGTATTGGAGGTTAATTAAATGGCGTTACCTTACTCAATTTGGAAGATTAGCGATGAGAAAGAGTTGAAACTACGACTTTCATCTCATCAAGCAGCAAAAGTTGAAGAAAAAATCGGTATGAACTTATTGAAAATCTTCATGCCTGAGGCTGGCGAAGAGTTTCCTTTGCCTCCTCTGAAAGTTGTGTTGCTCTTGATTCACGGAGCATTGCAAAAGTATGAGAATGGGTATTCTCTTGAGGATGTCTACGATCTATACGATGAGTACGTTGATAACGGTGGAGACCAAACAACTTTCATGACAGAGGTTTTAATGCCACTCTTTGAAGTATCGGGTTTTACTCCACGAGGAAGCAAGGACAAGAAAACTTCCAAGAAGAAAATGACAGTAGTCGAGTAATCTTAACAGTAACGCAGATTATTGAGAGGCTTTATCCTATGTTTTTGGACATCGGGGGCAAGCCTCTTGATTTTTGGGATTTGACGGTGCTTGAAATCAGGGAAATGATAGAAAGCTACAACCGTGTCAAAATCCAAGAGCGTAAAGAAAAGATTATTGACTCTTATAGACTTTCGCAGATGATATCCAATCATGTTTCCTTATTGTTATCCAAGGATGCTAAGGTCTTTGAGTTCTGGGAATATGCGCCTGAGTTGTTTGTAGAAGAACAACAAGCGGTAGAACAAGAACGACAGAGACAAGCGCTTTTGTTGCATAAGGAACGGATGCGTGATTTTGCAGAGAGACACAATCGAAAAAGGAAGGAGGAAGTAAATGGCAACTCTTGATGAATTGAAGGTCATGATTGACGCTGAGATAGCGCCTTTCAGGAAGAAGATGAAAGAAGTCGAGAATCAGGTCAAGGGGACATCTGACCAAGTGAAGAATGCCACTGCTAAAGTTCGTGAACAGTCGAGCTCAATCGGTAGTGCGTTTGGCAAGCTAGCTAAGTTCGCTGGTTTTGCAATCCTTGGTAAGAAATTGCTTGATGTTGGGATGTATTCAACGCAGACGGCTCTTGAAGTATCAGCGTCTATGAACCAAATCAAGCGACAGATGGGCGAGAGTTCGCAATCTTTCTTAAAATGGGTTAACGATAACGCCAACGCTATGAACATGGGTGTGGGTGAGGCGACCAACTACGGTGCAGTCTACTCAAACCTATTTTCTGGGTTTATCAAAGATACCAACAAGCTAAGCGCCTATACTGCTAAGATGTTGCAGACATCGGCAGTTGTTGCTGAAGGTTCAGGGCGCACGATTACAGACGTTATGGAGCGGATTCGCTCAGGTTTACTAGGCAACACGGAAGCGATTGAAGACCTAGGAATCAACGTCAATGTAGCTATGATTGAGTCCACTGAAGCCTTCAAGAAGTTCGCAAACGGACAAAGCTGGCAACAATTAGACTATCAAACCCAGCAACAAATCCGCCTTATGGCTATCCTGGAACAGGCTACGGCAAAGTATGGGAATACCTTGTCCAATTCTGTAAATGGACGTATTAGTCTATTTAAGTCTCTGATGAAGGACGCTGCATTGAACCTTGGTAACTCTATGTTACCGATTATCAATGCCATCATGCCTGTCTTGAACTCTTTCGCTATGGTCTTGAAGAATGTTACGGCAAAACTTGCTGAGTTTATCGCTTTAATGTTCAACAAGAAAGCAACGGTAAAAGATGGTGTTGGTGGTGCAGTTGGAGATATGGGTAACGCCATGAAAGACGCTGCAGGCGGAGCAGGAGATCTTGCTGACGCAGTAGATGACGCTGGAGATTCAGCAGGAGGACTTGCTGACAATCTTGGAGACTCGGCCAAAAACGCTAAGAAGGCCGCTAAAGAATTGCTAGGTCTTTTGGGATTTGATGAGATTAACATCTTGCAAAAACCAAAAGACGACGATGCAGGCGGTTCTGGCGGTGGAGGCGGAGGCAAAGGTGGTAAAGGAAAGGGAGGCGGTGGCGGACCTTTCAAAGACATCTTGCCAGAAGTCGAGTTGACCGACATGGGCAACCAATTTAAGAGCATTTTTGATGGTCTTGGAGATAAGCTGAAAGGGTTGTTTGACCTCTTCAAGAAAGGTTTTGATGCAGCATTTAGACCAGAAGGTATAGAACGCATTAAGACCGCCTTAGACCAAATAGCTAAGACAATGGGAGAAATTGCCACTGATCCAAGAGTTGTGAATGCCTTTAACCGAATGGCTGAGAAAATTGCTTATGCTTTAGGGCAAGTGACAGGCTCAATAGCCACTATCGGGCTAGGTATCGGTGTTTTCCTCGCTGAAAGTATTGCAAATGGCCTTGGAAGGCAAAAAGAACGTATTACCAGGGCGCTAGTCGCTTTGTTTGATAATGTTGGTAACATTGCAGAGGCAGTAGGAAACATCGCTCAGGCCTTTTCTAGTGCTTTCTACGACGTCATTACCTCAACCGGTGCGGTTCGTATAGGTAGTGCTATTGTGTCAACATTTTTGAGTTTGAGTTCAAAAGCTATTGAGATTGGAAGCAAACTTGGTGGTGATTTATTCAAGGGCTTAGAACGCATTGTGACAGATAACGCTCCGAAATTATCAAGTTCCTTACAGGGAGCTTTAGATGCGATTGCTCCAGTATTCGAAACAATAGAGAAAGCAGTGAACCGTTTTGGAGATGCGTTTAGCCGTGTGTATGATGAGCATGTTAGCCCATTTATAACAACTCTTTCTAGCGGTATTTCTCAAATTGTATCAGTCTTTTTAGACAGTTTTGATAACAATGTTACTCCAGCACTTCAAAGATTCTCTGATGGATTTGAAGATGTCTATAACAATCATATCGGTCCAGCAATTGATTCTTTAAGTCAAGCTTTTGGAGGACTGGTTGATGTTCTCAAACAAGTCTGGGAAGATAATATGCAACCTTTTGCTGAGTTCTTAGCCGATACATTCGGTATCAGCATTGGTGAAGTTGCCGATGTGCTAGGCGGAGCTATTTTAGAGGCTTTAAAAATTCTAGCTGATACAGTAAAAGTCGTTAGCGATGCTTTCGTTGCTTTTTCCGATTGGTGCAAGGATAACCGAGAGATAGTTTCAGCCATGGCCACCGCAATCGGTCTGGTATCGACAGCTTGGGAAGGTATTAAATTTATGTCTTGGGCTGAGCAGGCTGGTGGTCTTGCGGCAGGAATTGGTAAATTAAGTGGAGCTTTCACTGATTTAGTTAGTGCGGTAAAAGGCTTAACAGTCGATAAGATTAAAGATTTTGCAGAAAGCGTGTATTTGAATACCTTATATGCAAAAGATTTTGTGGTCAATTCAGGTAAAACAATTGCACAGCTAGGAAAAACTGCTTTAGAACTTGGTAAATCAGCACTAGCGTGGGGTGTTCATGCAGCACAAATGGGACTTGCAGCAGCAGCGGAAATCGCTCAATCGGTTGCAGCAGGAGTTGCAGCAGCCGCAACATGGGCACTCAATGGGGCTATTGCGGTATTGACCAGTCCGATAACTTTAGTTATTGCAGCAATTGCAGCCTTAATTGCTATCGGTGTATTGCTCTACCAAAACTGGGATACTGTTGTTGAGTTTGCTAAAACTGCATGGCAAGGACTATGTGATTTTATCAGTGGTATTTGTCAAGCGATTGGCGAATTTTTCAGCGGTCTATGGACGAAGCTACAAGAAATCTTTGAGCCGATAGGTCAATGGTTTAGCGAGAAGTTCCAGCAAGCGTGGGACGCAATTGTGAACATATTCTCTGGTATCGGAGAGTGGTTCTCTGGTGTATTCCAAGGTGCGTGGGACGCTATCGTTAATATCTTCACACCAATCGGCTCATGGTTCGGACAACGTTGGGCAGATGTGACTAGTGCTTTGGCTAATATCGGGGCATGGTTTACGGATATGTTCCAAAAAGCATGGACTGGCTTAACCAACATCTTTAGCAAACTAGGTTCATGGTTTGGCGAGAGATGGGCAGATGTGACTAATGCGCTTTCCAAAGTAGCAAGCTGGTTTGGCGATATATTCGGAAAAGCTTTTGACGCTGTTAAAAATGCCTTTAGCTCTATCGGAGACTTCTTTAAAGGCGTTTGGGATACTGTCAAAAGTATCTTCGTTAATGCTGGTCAGATGGTCGGTGAGGCAGTAGGTGGAGCGTTTAAGAGTGCTGTTAATGCGGTTCTTGACACTATTGAGAATGTGGTTAATGGATTTATCGGCATGATTAACGGTGTTTTAGATGTTGTTAGAAACTTACCTGGTCTCGGATGGATTGGTAGTGTAAGTACAGTCAGCCTCCCACGTCTTGCCCGCGGTGGTATCGTCGATAGTCCAACAATTGCCATGATTGGTGAAGCAGGTAAAGAGGCGGTCGTACCACTTGAAAATACAGGATTTATCCAAACACTTGGGCGAGTTGTCAGCAGTGCGGTAGTAAATGCCATGGCTGGTGTAAGTCCACAAGGTGGATTTTCTGGTGATGGCGACATCGTTATCCAAATCGCAGGCCATGAGTTCGGACGGGTAGCAATCCAAGAAATTAACAAAGAACATGAACGAGCAGGTCAAACCTTGCTCAAGATTTAGGAGGTTAAATGGCACAATTGACAATCAATGGGGTGGCTGTAAAGCCTCCCAAATCTTTTCAAGTTGGTATTCAGGATATCGATGGAGAAACTGGGCGTAATGCCAATGGTGACATGGTGCGTGACCGTATCACGACTAAGCGCAAGTTAGACTGTGAGTGGGGCATGCTGACTCAGGAAGAAATGAGTCAGCTTTTAAATGCAGTTTCAGCAGTCTTTTTTGAGGTTTCATACCCTGACCCTGTTAAAGGTCAGACGACTGGGACTTTCTACGTCGGTGATAGGACGGCTCCAAGCTACACCTTCACTGAAAAGTTCAAACCTTGGTCTGGCGCTAAATTTAATCTGGTAGAGAGGTAAGAAAATGGACGCTTTAACCAGACGACAATTTGACAGAGCCATGTTTGCCAAGGATAGGACGCTGGCTATCCGTGTTGGTGATTATGCTTCACGGGACATCAAAGAAGCTAGTTTTGAGTATGGCTACATCAAGGGAGATACATACAAGCCCGGTGGAACGTGCGCTGGTAGCGGTAAGATTACCTTTACTAGTATCATAACCACATTCAATAAACTGGATATCCTACACCCTGAGATTGGTCTACTGGTTGGGAATACCTACCAGTGGGTTAAGATGGGGGAATACTTCATCAACGATATTGAGATTGACCGAAATAGAAATACAACCACGCTGGAACTCATGGACGGTATGTTTAAGCTTAATCGTGAGTATGTGACGGACTTGCATTTCCCGGCTGAGGTACGAGAGGTTATTCAAGAAATCTGCCTAAAAACTGGCATTGAGTTAGCGAATGACTATTTCGGAATCAGTGCTATGCGTTACCATGTCGAGCAAGTTCCTGAAGGTAAGAAACTTTCCTTTAGGGATATGCTGAGCGCTATGACTCAGATGATTGGGATGTCTTGTTTCTTCAACCGAGAAGGCAAGATGGAAATCCGTGATTTAGTAGAGTCTAATATCACGATCAACGCAGATAGTTACTTTCTGCATGGTTTAACCAAGAGTGAGATTGAGTATCAGATAGCTGGTATCACTTGTAAGACGGACAAGAAGTCTCTGACGGTCGGTATGAAGACAGGTCGGTCTTTGGAGCTGGACAATGTTTTCATGACCCAGAGCGCTTTAAATGACTTATATTACAAGCTGAAAAACCTGACTTACTACCCGTATAATCTCAACTACCAAGGGCATCTGTTGCTTGAGGTTGGGCAGTGGGTAACCATTCAGACCAACAAGAAAGAAACCTTTAAAGTTCCTGTGTTAAGCCAGAGCTTTACTTTCAAAGGTGGTCTGAGAGGTCGTATCAGCGCAGATAGTAAGGCTGGAAACGATACCCAATATTCTTACGAGGGGACGATTACCAAACAGATTAAACAACAAGATGGCATTGAAGCGAAAATCCAAGCGCAGATAGAAGCAGCAGACGCAGCCTTTGAAGCAGAGTTTGAAAAGCGTAAAAAAGTGATTGATGATGCAATCGAAAAATACAAAGCAAATGCTGAAGAAATGGGCGCTAAAATCCACGAGGAAATGGAGAAGGAGCGTCCTGAGTTCGTGAAGCGTATTCGTGAGGAATTGATGAGTGGCGCTGACTCAATCGCTGAACTCAGCAAGAAACTGGAGCAGGTCAGTGAAACTGCAAGGGTCAATGCTAGCCTGATTGGCGGTGACGGAAATACCCAGTACAACAAGAACCGCTTGAATGGTGGCACGGCTAAGAAAATCAGTTACGGAACGGATTTTGTAGAGGTTGGCCACAATGGAGAGGGCTTTGAACTTGGTAAGCAGTACGTCATCAGCTGGTCAGCAACCTGCACGCCGTACGGTAAGACAGATGTGACTGTGGTAGTCAATAAGAATCCGTTTTACGGTGGACACGTTCATTTAGCGCCTGCTAATACAGTCATGCCAGCAATTGATAAAGACCTAACCCAGAAAGAGGAGCAGGTCTTGGCGGTCTACTACGGTGCCTATCGTCTGACCTTCTCAGGGGACTGGTATCAGAATTTAGAGCAGTCTGTGACGATTGATAATCAGACAAGACGGATTGAACTAGCGCCAGTCTACAAGACGGTTGCTGATGGGCAAAATGCTAGATATGAGGGAAGTTGGAGCGAGAGTCCAACTTTTATTTTTGATGGAGGTAGAACATGACAGAGACAATCCCAGTGAGGGTTCAACATAAGCGTATGTCAGCGAGTGATTGGGCAAGTAGCACTCTGGTCTTACTTGATGGCGAGTTAGGCATTGAGAGCGATACAGGAAAGGTCAAGGTCGGAAATGGCCGTGACCGATTTTCAGCTCTTCAATATCTGACGGGACCAAAAGGTGACCGTGGAGAACGTGGGGAAACAGGACCACGAGGCGCAGACGGAGTTATGCGGTTCGAGAACCTGACGAGTCAACAGAGAGAGGGCTTGCGTGGTCCGCAGGGTGTCCAAGGTGAACGAGGGCAACAAGGACTGCAGGGCATTCAAGGGCCTAGAGGATTGACTGGTGCGACGGGTGCTAGGGGCGCTGATGGAGCTAGAGGCCGTGACGGAGCGCCCGGTCAAAACATCATCAATCAAAACGGTGGGCAACCGATGAAGTATTGGTTTGGTACAAGATCTCAATATGATGCGATTCCTAACAAGGATAGTAATACTATCTACGATATTTTTAGTCAATAGGAGGTAGTATGGCTAGAGAAGGAATTTATGTTGGTGGCAAGGAAATCACTCAGCGTTATGTAGGTGATAAGTTGGTTTGGGAGAAAAGGAAAACAATAGTGCCTTACTTGGGATTTATGGGGACTGTTTCACACAATTACTATTCAAGTGAAATGAATATTTTTAATTACAGTGATGCGTTTAGGGATATTTCGTTTCCAAAAGTTGCTTATATAGGTCGGAGCGAAAGACTTATAGCAATCACCTTGAGAGCAGGATATGGAAATTCTCACGTTATTGCTAAACTAAAAAGCCCAGGTGATTTTAATGAAGCTCAAAGGTTATTTGATACCCGAAACGCAGATATCTACATGACGTTTTACGAGGAAAGGTAGTAACACATGGACATAACCATTCAAAACGTTCGTTCGCCTGCTCTTGAGCATAACGGACGGTATTACAAGGTATTTCAGCCACGGACACGAGATGAACTGCTGAAACTCCATCATATGGGTTGTGTGGGTGATACGGTGCTGACGGATATCCAGCTGGAACAGGGGGATTTTCCGACTAGCTTCGTGGAGCCTACTGTCACGCAACGTACCCTGTCAGGTCTCTTCAAGGATATGCGTTCTATTGAAATAGAACTGAAAGACCCAAACAGCACTCTTTGGGGGAAAATCCAACAGAACAACCAAGGGGCGCTGACTCAATTCTTTGACAAGAATGTCAAGAGTGCCATCGCTCAGACGGCCAAAGAAATTAGGCAGGAGGTGCGAGATGCTGCTAACAGTGCTAGGGTTCAAGTTACGCCTGAAGGAGTGACCATCGGCTCTACTACTTTGACTGGCGAGCAGTTAGCCTCTACCATTTCCGCAAGCCCTAGAGGTGTGGATATCATCGCTCCGCACGTTCGAGTACAGTCAGATATGTTGGTAGATGGTGCTGTAACAGCTAGAAAAATGGCTGCTGGTTCTGTCACTGCTGACCATATCCAAGCAGGTGCCATCACGGGCGATAAAATCAGCGTAGATGATGCCTTGATTCGGAACCTGACCGCTAGAGATGCCTTGATTGACAAGCTGACATCCAAGCAAATCTTCACAACCAAGATTGAATCTGTTGTATCTAGCTCAACCTTCCTACAAGCTTATCAAGGTGAAATTGGAGGTTTCACCTTGGGTCAGTTTGACAATGGAGGTGGTCGCTGGATTTCTGGAGTAAACCAATTCTCAGTTGGTATGGGGAATGGTGCTGGTTATGGCACTAAGACAGCTTTCTGGGCTAATTGGGGCGATAACTGGAACCAAGCTGGACCGAATTCCTGGCATGTGGACACAGATGGGCAGATGTATTGTAAGAATACAGTTAGTTTTTATGGGAAAGTTGACTTTTCTGGCTCTACAAACGTTAATTTCTACAGCAAGATTAATGCTAATAAAGGTATCTGGACAGGAAATGCAGATATTTATGGTGCTGGATCAAACCCAGCTGGAGGAGAGAATGCCGTCGTCTGGTGGAATCAAATCACTACAGCAAAATGGAGAGGCTATGCAGGTATTACTTCGAGTTCAGATAGGCGCTTGAAAGAAAATATTAAAGAGAGTCCAGTTAATGCCTTGGATAAAATCCAAGCATTGAACATGGTCTCTTTTGATTTTATCGAGAGCCAGAAACATGAAGAGGTTGGTTTGATTGCGCAGGAAGTAAAAGAGGTAGTCCCTCATGCAGTTGAAACAGATGAGGTAACATCTTATCTGTCTATCAACTATTCGAAATTCATACCCTACTTGCTGAAGGCTGTCCAAGAACTAGACCAGAAAATCAAAGAAATGGAGAACACACATGGATAATCACACAATCGACAAGCTAGTAGCTGAGTCGCTCGCTAACCGCTTGAGAGAAAGTGAATTGAATTGTGCGCATTTAGAAGCGCACTATACGCTGGCTTTGGCTGAATTGCAGGCCTTTAAGGCGGTTCTGGAATATGAACCAGCCCTCAAAGAACTATTTGACGAAACGCAAGCAAAAATGAAAGGAGCTAACAAATGAGCTATGAACTTGCAATCAAGCCCTACTTGAAAGGTGGGGAAAATGTAACAGTTGTCGCCATCAAGATGGAAAGCAAGGGGCGCTATTCTTATGAGCAGTGCGAATTGCTAGGTGACCATACACAGGATAGTGAGGACGCCCTTATCCAAGCGGTTTTAGAATTGGTTCGCACCGAACTTGACCCGACTAGTGCCATTGTCAAGAACCAAGAACAATTGGCTAAGACAACGGAAGCGCTGGAGAAAGCCAACCAGCTCATGGATGGCATGCAGAAGGTCAATCTCCAGAATGCTCAGGATATTGAGGATATCTTAGCGCGATTGGAAGAGCTGGAAGCTCAAGGAGAGCCTGACCAGGGGGAGAAAGAGGAGGCAGACGAGGAAGTCCCTCAGGTTACGGAGACAGAAAACCAAGCTGAAGAAGCAGAACCAGCCCCAGCGCAGCCAACTACTGAACAACCAGTAGCAGAAGCGCCTACACAACCAACCCCAGCGGTAGAAGATAACAAAGAAAGCGAGAAAGAAGATGACATTTCTGAAACGACAAACCAAGAGAGCCCTAGTGAAGACAATGGAGGTAGCAGCAATGAGTAAGATTACACTGGATCAAGCAAAAATCGACATGTACATCAACCTACTGGAACGTGGAGCAGTTGATTTTTCATGGGTACATAAACGCTGGAAAGACCGTGTGCGCAAGGAATTGAAGCGACGTGGTTTGAGCCATCTAGCAAACTAGCGAGGTTTTTATGACAGAGATTGAGCACTTATTGATTCGGTTTCTCTTTTCTCTGATTCCTGTGGTTGTCTTGTACTTTTCCATGAAGGACAGGGCAACCAAACAGGAAAATCGCATGACAGCCATAGAAAAAGACATTGAGAACTTACGCGAATTTCGAATGTCGGCTAACAAAAGACTGGATAACCATGACGAACAAAACAAGGCTATTCTGGTGCTGGCTGAACAGGTCAAATCGCTAGGCGAAGATGTGAGAGAACTGAAAACCTTGATACAAAGTAAACAGTAAAGAAAGAGGTGCAGAATGGTCTGTAATCTCAATATGACCAATCTCGCACAGATTGACGGTGGTCACCTGATTAAACAAGGAGACTTGGCTTCTACCTTTGGTTTTGCCCTCTTAGATGAAGACTACCAAGTGATTTCCTCTCTGGAAGGGGAGGAGGCGCTGATTAGTCTGACCAAGGAGGGCTACCAGTGGAAGAAGCAGGTAGCTGTTACCAGTCAAGGTGTGAGTTTTCATCTGGACGCTATCTTGCCGATTGGGAGTTATCGCTTGGAAATCACGGCTGGAGGCTATGTTTTCCCCAGTGATAAATCTGTCCATATCCAGATAGTCGCCTCAGATAAGGAATTGGTCACAGAAGAAGTCCATGCTTTAAAAGAGCTGGATATTGCAAAAGAAGTCGAAAAACAGCTTGCAGGTAGAACTGTAGGCGAGAGCCCAGTAGGTCAGGAATTGCCAGACCTGCTCTTTTATTACAATTTAGGAAAGGTGTAACACAAAATGGATACTACAAAATTAACAGCATTTGCGCAGGCAGTGGGGGAAGATAACAAAAAGGTAAACGAAGAGCTGAAAACGAAAGTCAGCACGTCTGACATGAACCAAGCAATTACCCGTGCTAAATCCGAGGTTAAGGCTGAAATCTTGGGTGAGGGAACGCCTGAGAATCTGGATACACTGAAAGAAATCGCGGAAAAAATCACAAGTATGGGACAAGATGAAAATAGCGCACTTCTTGGCAAAGTAACTGAAGTCAGCGGACGTGTAGACCAGATTGCCAATGTTGATTTGGTCGCAACCTATAACGCAGCGAAAGCGTGAGTGCTATGAGTAACCTTGAAAATCTAGCAACAGCTATTGGTAGGGATGTCAAGGCGATCAAAGAAGATTCAGAGTTAAAGGATAGGGAAGTCCAGGAAAGACTGGGCTCCCTTGAGAGTAGACCGAGAGTCAATCCAGAAACCCTCGTTACAAAAGCGGAGCTGGAAGAGAAAGGCTACTTGACCTCCCACCAAGACTTGTCTACTTATGCCCAAAAGTGGGAGTTGTACAATGATATCCCTATCAAGGCTAGGATTTCCGCCTTGGAAAACCGTCCGTCATTTGACAATCTGACCTCCATCCAGAGAGAAAGCTTAAAAGGGGAAAATGGGCATAGTTTGAATGCCAATGTACGTATCGAAGGAAGCTATCGAAACGGTGCGACTAGTCAGTTGAATTTGATCGCGGACGTCTACTATGACGGGACACGGTTAACCAGTGGCTATACTGTTGATTATTACTACAGAGGTTTTGGGAATAATAGCTGGGGTGTTTTGAGAAATCAAACGCCTGATGCAAATGGTAAATTTGGTCAGTGGAACGCTACTCAGCGTTCAGGAGGCTGGTTTGAGGTCTACATAGTTGTAACGCACAACGGCATTAAAGCAGCTGCTAGCACACGTCTTGATAATGTCAGTGATGGTGCAACAGGTCCAGCAGGCGCTAGAGGAGCCACAGGAGAACGTGGCCCAGCAGGAGCGCCCGGCCAAAACATCATCAACCAAAACGGTGGGCAAGCCTTGAAATATTGGGTTGGTACAAAGGCTCAATATGAAGCTATCAGAACGAAAGACCCCCATACTATCTATGATGTGTATGAACCAAAATAGAAAAGAAACAACATATGACACAATTTAACGAACTCATCATTGCCTTTGCGACAGGCTTTTTAGCAGTAGCAGTAGGCGGTATTGTAAAAGCAGTGAAAGACTATCTTTTGCGTAAAGGTGGAGAGAAAGCGGTTATCATCGCTGAAATCCTAGCCAAGAACGCAGTTAATGCCGTGGAGCAGGTTGCTGCTGAAACTGGCTACAAGGGAGATGAAAAACTGGCACAGGCTCGCGCTAAAATCCGTGCAGAGCTGCTCAAATATAACATCAGCATGACCGACAAGGACTTGGATACCTTTGTGGAGTCCGCAGTGAAGCAGATGAATGACGCTTGGAAAGGACAAGAGTAATGGATATCGATACAAGCAGACTACGTACAGGCTTGCCACAAGTCGGAGTGCAACCTTATAGACAAGTACATGCTCACTCAACAGGCAACCGCAACTCAACCGCTCAGAATGAGGCGGACTACCACTATAGAAAGAACCCTGAACTTGGATTCTTTTCTCATGTCGTTGGTAACGGTCGTGTCATGCAAGTAGGCCCTGTAAATAACGGATCTTGGGACGTTGGAGGCGGTTGGAATGCGGAAAGCTATGCAGCAGTTGAATTGATTGAAAGCCATTCAACTAAAGAAGAGTTCATGGCTGACTACCGCCTCTATATCGAACTCTTACGCAATCTAGCTGATGAAGCAGGTTTGCCGAAAACGCTTGATACAGATGACTTGGCAGGTATCAAGACGCATGAATACTGTACCAATAACCAGCCTAACAACAACTCAGACCATGTTGACCCGTATCCTTATCTTGCCAAATGGGGTGTTAGCCGTGAACAGTTTAAGCAGGATATTGAAAACGGCTTGACAATTGAAACAGGATGGCAGAAGAACGATATAGGCTATTGGTATGTACACTCAGACGGCTCTTATCCAAAAGACAAGTTTGAGAAAATCAACGACACTTGGTATTACTTCGACGGCTCAGGCTACATGCTTGCAGACCGCTGGAAGCAGCACACAGATGGTAATTGGTACTACTTTGACCAATCAGGCGAAATGGCGACAGGCTGGAAGAAAATCGCTGAGAAGTGGTATTATTTTGACACAGAGGGTGCCATGAAGACGGGTTGGGTCAAATATAAGGACACTTGGTACTACTTAGACGCTAAAGAAGGTGCCATGGTATCAAACGCCTTTATCCAGTCAGCCGATAAGAAAGGCTGGTACTACATCAAACCAGACGGAACGATGGCAGACAAGCCAGAGTTTGAAATTGAGCCAGATGGCTTGATTACGACTAAATAATTTTAAAAAATAAAAGGAAAGGAAAACTTTTCTAAAATGTTTATCTACCCCACAGGACTCGTCCTTGTGGGGATTTTTTTGTTAAAAAGAGTAAGAAACATTGACTTTTTTAAAGAAAGATGTCATAATCAAGTTAATTCAAAAAAATATTATGGAGCGAGTAGGAGGAATTTGGG